AGATCGGTGATCTGATTAGCCTCACGCTGATGAGGTTTGGCTACGCCTACAGTATCTACAACAAGATGATGATCTGGTCATCCGCGCTGGATGAGCATGGAAAAATATGGAAGAACGTAAAATGAAACAAGCATTAGTAACTCAATCGTTCGGTGAGGATTGGCAGAAGATTATTGATCTGACTAGGCCGAGGATGGAGGCGTACTGCAAACGTCATAGCACTGACTTCATTCTAATCGACAAGCCTCTTACTCATCCTGCGCAATACTCCAAGTCTGCGATTGGAAACATTATGGCAACCAAGGGCTACGACCAAGTGACATTCGTTGACGCAGATGTTTTGATTACAGCCGATTGCCCGAAGCTATCCAATGATGCTGGTGTATTCTGTGCCTTTGACGAAGGAGCTTATCTGGATCGCAAGCCAGATATGGTCAAGCTGGCGGGAGCTTTCGGCGGAGTGATCGAGCCGAAGTTCTATGTCAACACTGGAGTATTCGTAGTCCATACCAAGGCGGTTGGTGTTCTATCAATGCCGCCCATTGGCCTGCACCCTAACCACTTTGCCGAGCAGACCTGGCTCAACGTGATGGCGCACTTGTGGAACATCCCACTAACCGAGCTTGACCCGTCCTTCAATTGTATGACCAGCGTTGAGTCGCACTTTGGCTTGGACCGCTACAAGGATGCGATGATTATTCATTACGCTGGTCAGTCAAATGATCTAGTTAAGTTATCTAACCAGATCAAAGCTGACGAAGCGAAGCTGGTGGAGCTAGGCCGTTGAGATCGACCCAGCTATGTCGCGGTGACTACGATGATAGGGTGCAGCAGTTGGCTGGGGAGGTTGCACTCCAAGCTATCCGCGACCTGCGGATGCTACGCAAGCGAGGGATGGTTAAGGGCATGAAGATTGTTAAGGGCCACCAAGGCGTTCCACTCAACGATGCCTTGGAGTACAAGAACTCACACGAAGTGCAGAAGCTGTTGCGTGACTTTAAGACTGGAGTTGTTTCCTGGTGGTGCAGAGCCAGTGGGGTACAGATCGACAATAGAACGCTGTTACGGAAACTAAGGGAAAACGACTATGTTCTGCCTACTTGATCTGGCTGGAGTTGTTTGGGTAATCGGTTGGTTTGTGCTTTACAGTTCGCTGACTTTGTCGGCAATCTACTGTGCGTTGTACATCATCTTAAAATTGATTGACTACATAAGAAAGGAATTGGACTTATGAGGAAAAGAAAAACTGGAAAGCATATCAAACTTCTAAAGGTTGAGGAGTACGATGCAGTCAAGATTACAGTCAATGTTGACGACGATCTGTACGAAGCTATGGCAGAGGCTGGCCGCCAGCATATTGTCAAAGACAAGAAGGCGTGCTTTGAGTATGCGCTGAATAAGGCTTTGATGGAAGTGATTGAGGAAGTAAAATGACTGAGTTCAGGCAGAAGGTATTAACCGCTTCAGTAGATAGGTACGTCCTAACCAAGACGCAGTGTGAGATGCTGCGCCAGGATGCGGAAGTGATCGGGATGAAGCGTGCGCCAGTGCTGTCGAAGGATGGGGTGACACGTACGATATCACGTACGCGAACTTGCTCGTCGTGCTGGATACCTTACGCCAAGCATTACAACTGGATCTATAATATCATGCGCGAGATTACGGAAGGCATCAATGCCGAGCAATGGCGATTCGACATCCAGGGCATCCAACAGTTGCAGATACTGCGATACACTCCGTTCCAGAGATTCAAGTGGCACTTCGATACCTATACTGGATCTGATCGAAAGCTGACGGCGGTGGTGAACCTATCCGCGCCAGAGGAGTATATCGGAGGAGGGTTGCAGGTTAAGGCTGATATGGAGAACGCTCAGTTCGTCCGCGAGCAAGGAGCAGGTTGCTGGTTTCCATCCTACCTAGAGCATCGTGCGCGTGCGCCTATCTGGGGTACACGCTGGGTGTTGGTGGCTTGGTTCACTGGACCTGCCTGGCGATAATGGCAACGCTCAACGAGAACATACCAAGCTTCAAGGCTATGGTGAGGAAGTCGTTTTTCACCAAGAACGAGGAGGACAAGGAGTTTTACAACGTCTATGTGTTTGCCTTGCAGTCTTGCGCTGGGGCAATCCTAACCTTCCACGTTATGACTGACTCTGGAATGCTGCGGAGTCGAGTACCGCTATCGGAGATTTACACTCACGAGCCAGAGGCCGACATCCCATTCAACTACAAACAGCTTTGGGATTGCTTCAGCGAGAACGTGACTGTGACTGAGTACAGCTTCTTGGCCTACCACCGCGCGCAGATACTGCTACGGGATGCGACTAAGGTATGGGGTACATACTTGTTTACTGTGGATTGGTTTAACAATCCGTACAGCGATGAGCCGTCAGATTACAAGTGCGGCCACGTCTTCGCAGGTGACGATGGCTACTTACTTTGTATGCCAAACAACAGAATCTTCTGGCGTGACTCGAATTGGGTTACCAAGAAGTTGCCAGATAACCTAAAGCAGTTTCGGGTTGATACTGACCTGCCAAGCGTAGAGAATCAGAGTGACAAGTGGGTGACGGAGGATACGGATTCGTTTTATTATGACATTAAAGAAAGGGATGCACAATGAATGTAGAGGCCAAGAACAGATTGAAGTGGGCAAGGGACATGCTTGCCATTGCCAGGGAGAAGCTTGTCTTGGAGCGTAACCGCGCTACTCACGGACGCTCGGTGGATATGATCCAGATCATCACGATGGTGGATGCGGCCAGCCTAGTCTGCAAGGAAGTGGTGGGTGAAGAATGAGCATACGCGATCAAATTGTGGATGAGTACGGCGAAGAGGCGGAAACGATTATGTTCGCTGACGGATTCGATGACGCGATTGTAGGCGTTGGCAATTCGTTTGGCGGTAGTCTATGCGCGATTTACGATACTGATAAGATTGTCAAGATATGTATGAAGGACGGGATGGAATACGATGAGGCCTTGGAATACTTTGATTTTAATATTGCAGGAGCTTATGTAGGTGAGCAGACTCCGATCTTCATGCACAAAATAGAAAGGCAGGCCAAATGAAACTATGGACAAATAACACAAACGCAATTCACAAAGTTGATGACAATATGCTCTATCCACGCACTACCTATGTGTTGCCCGATGAGCTAACTGGACCAACCTGGGACGATTCAATCCCTTGCCCACACAAGATCAAGCCTTACTACAAAGGCCGAGCTGCTGGTGGGGCAACAGCCGTTTACCGCGCTGGTGCAATCGGTGACGCGATCATCGCTACTGCCTTCGTCAATTACTTGGTGCAAGAGTCGGGTGGGGTTGTGGAAGTTTACGCTCCTGCTCGCAACCTGCCTCTCTACGCTGGGCTGGGTGCAAAGCTGTGGCCGTTGCCTGCATCGCTTGAAGCATGGGAAAGTTTTGATGCGCACTTGGTCACGGACGATCTGTTTAGCGGACAGGTAGGCAACACAAAGCTAGGCACTGGTCCTGGCAACTGCTACCAGAGGATCTATGAGTGGATGGGTGTTTGGGATGAGAAGAGTATGGCTAAGTATTGTAAGCCAGTTCTGCATCTCATCGAGCCAGACCACGATGAACTAAAGGCGATGGGCAAGTGGCCGTTGCCTAGTCCGTTCTTTGCTTACCATGTTTCGTCTAGCGGTCCTACCCGCACCTACCCGCCGACAATGGGGCAGGAAGCGGTCTTGGCGTTGCTTGAGGCTTACCCCAAACATCACGCTGTTATTATTGGGCTGGATAACTCAAACAACTTTAAGGTGGATCATCCGCGAGTGATTGACCTATTCAACTGCACCAAGGCTGTGCGCTCGCTGTTCCCGATTATCAGTGGGGCTGACTTTGTTGTTGCTCCAGATAGCTCAGTCAATCACATGGCTGCTGGATTGGATACGCCGTGTGTGTCGCTGTGGGGTTCGTATGACCCAGCGGATCGCATGACCTACTATAGTAAGAACGTGTCGATATTCAAACCCGATACCTGCCCACACGCACCTTGCCGTCCGCACGCTGGCTTGCCGCAGGCTAAGTGCAAGGATGCGAGTAACAAAACACCCAAGACGCAATACTGGTGTAACGCCCTGCGGAATATTACAGCGCAGGATATTGTTGAGGCATCCAGAAAGGCAATAGAACTAGAAAGCAAATAACTAACTGGCGTTGTGGTATGCAAGGAGATCTTGCATCGGGCGTTTCCTCAGTGTGTCTACCCCTTGAATCAGAGCCAGTTTGAATTTCTATGAGTAAAGAGATAAAGATGTTTAGTGGATTGGCTGAAGAGCCAGAACAGTATCTGTTTGGCTTTGCAGCCGAAACAGAAACATTAAGCACGACAGCATTGTCAATTGATGCTATGCACTACTCGCACAAAGTTGGCGAGATAGGCGAGTTGCAGTTTGATATATGGGCAATCAGCAATGGGCTGAATGCGTGGAGGTCAATCAATCCGCACACAAAGATAGATCGGATAGTCGCAATGAATGATGGAACATTTAGAGGATTCCACATAAAGACTGCCACGTTCTCATCCAAACAAAATTGCTACGGATTCAAGGCAACGTCCGATCCAGATACGTTTCCATCTGATTACTGGTTTCTTGTTGGGCTTAATCAAGACTTGGGTGTTGCATTCAAATTGATTGTTCCCTTCGATAAGTTTGGAACTCAATCAAGGGTTTCAATAAGTAAAGCTTGCATCCATGATTATACCGAATACACCAAGATCCCAACTGAATTTCTATGAAAACTCCTTTAATCATATCATTCGGAGGAGGGACAAATTCAGCAGCGATGCTGATTGAAATGCAGAAGCGCGGGGTCATTCCAGACCTCATTTTGTTTGCTGATACTGGTGGCGAGCTACCACAGACTTATGAGTTTGTTAAGATATTTTCTGATTGGTTGGTTAAGCACGATATGCCAGAAGTGGTTACCGTGAAGTACGCCAAGGAAACTCTCGAAGAGAATTGCTTGCGCCAGAATATGCTGCCAAGTCTGGCCTATGGCTTTAAAGGTTGCTCGCAGAAGTATAAGATCCAGCCCCAGGATAAGTTCGTCAACAACTGGCAACCAGCCAAGGATTGCTGGAAGGCTGGTGGAAAATGCTTGAAGCTGATTGGGTATGACGCTGGCGAGCATCACCGAGGGAAAATACCAGAGGACAAGAAGTACATCTATGAGTACCCGCTAGTGCGTTGGGGTTGGGGTAGAAAGAAGTGCGTTGAGGTTGTGGCAGAGGCTGGATTCAAGCCAGCCAAGTCATCGTGCTTTTATTGTCCAGCAATGAAGAAGCACGAAGTTCTTGATCTTGCCAAGAACCACCCTGCTCTGGCAGAAAGAGCAATAGCAATGGAAAACAATGCTCACCTTAAAACTGTGGTTGGTCTTGGTCGCAACTGGAAGTGGGAAGACTTAATCAGATCAGATGCAAGCCAAATGAAATTATTTGAGGACCTGCCAGACGAAGTGCCTTGCGGGTGTTATGACGGATGACAACCGCACAACGGCAAGCTGAAGAGATCGTAGGCCAAGTCGATTGGCAGTCCGAGAATCACGGGCTGTGCAAATGCCCAGGTGAGGCTGCGCATACCAGCCACACCCGCATCAGAGATACAACGGTGTTCGTAGATGGCGCGCCGACTATATTCTGCTGGCATACCTCCTGCACGCCGTATCGTGATGAGGCTAACCGTAAGCTTCGCCGAGCTATATCCAGCGATGTTCTCTACAAGCCAGTAAACATTATGTCGGGTGGCACAGCCGTACCCAAGCTGGTCATCAAGAAAGACCCGCACTCAGAGGTGCTGGATAGGATTAAGACAATTGCCGAGTCGAACAAGCAAAGATACTTGACTCACTACAATTGGGACCCAGCGGATATGTACGAGGAAAGCCCAACCCAGCTTGGCGATCCAGCACAGGACTATCAGTTGTTCCTGTCGCTGTTCAACGCTCTTGACAATATCTGGATAGGCAACGTCACAGACAGCGGTAAGCATCCACAGAACTTCCGCATCGCTTACGAGTGGAAGAAGCTGGATGAACCGATTGGGCAGTACACAACTGGCGCGAGCTACAAGCAGGGTACAGTCAGCCGATCCAACGATACGGTTGAGCATAGGGTGTTCTTAGTTGTCGAGTCGGATGTACTCACCAAGCCAGAGATGGGCGCGGTGTTCCAACTGATGCGCGATTTATTCAGCATGAAACTACACGCTGTCGTGGATACTGGCGGGAAGAGCTTGCATGGTTGGTTTGAGATGCCACCAAAGAACGAATGGGTGGATCAATTAAAAGCTTTTCTTATTCCGTTGGGCTGCGACCCTGCAACATTCAAACCCAGTCAACCCGTTAGGATTCCTGGGGCAAAGAGAGAAGACAAAATGCAAAGCCTATTATGGTTTTGCAAAGGAGGAAAATGATAGAGCCAGCAGTAGCACTTGGTATCAAACCGAAGACGGACGAGTGGCCGCCGATCAAATCTTATGCACAACTTGTTAAGGAAGACTTACCCGCACCAGAGACGTTAATTGAGGGAATGCTGCATAGAGGTGGGAAGATGTTGCTGGGTGGTGGAAGCAAGGCGTTTAAGAGTTGGAGTCTAATTGACCTAGCCCTTTCGTTACACGCTGGCGTGCCTTGGTGGGGGCAACAGTGCAAGATGTCGCGGGTGTTGTTCATTAACTTTGAGATCCAAGAGTGGTCGTTCCGCAATCGTTTGGCCGATGTTATCAAAGCCAAAGGGCTGGAAGACAAGGCCGATGACTTTGATGTGTGGACGCTCCGAGGCCACGCTGCCGACTTGACTCTCATCCGTCCTATGATCGAGAAGCAGATTGAAGGTAAGGGCTACCAAGCTATCATCCTCGACCCAAACTATATGCTGATGGGTGAGAGAGATGAGAACAGCGCGGGCGATATGTCAAGTTTGATGAACGAATTTGAGTACCTAGCGACCCGCCACAATCTTTCGATCATCCTCTCACACCACTTCAGCAAGGGTAACAAGTCGGGCGCGGAGTCGATTGACCGCTTCAGTGGGTCGGGCGTGTTCGCCCGTAATCCAGATACGTTGGTCGTTCTGACTGCCCACGAGGAGGATGAGAAGACTTACACTTGTGACATCACATTGCGTAACTTCCCGCCAGTAGATAGCTTTGTCGTTCAGTGGCATTACCCGCTGTTCCAAGCCAACTTTGCGCTCAATCCAGATAAGCTAAAGAAGCCAGGCGCACACAAGGCGGTTGACGATAAAAGGTTCTTAACTGAGATGGGTAGCAAGCAGTGGCAGGCGGGCGATTTATGCCGCCATATCATTGAAAAGCTGGAAGTATCGGAAAGTACCTTTTATCGCTATCTTAAACGCCTCCATAAAGCTAATAAGATATTGTCTGACAGTGGCTTGTATATAGCCAATCAGACCACTTTCTAATCCACTTTCAAAACACTATCATCTCTTGAGCTACCAGACTCCTTATATATATAAGGAATAATTCGCGAAGGAAAAGTAGGAACAGGACTCCTTAGTCCGTCCTGTCCCTACTACGCTACGCTATTTCCGTAGCGTTCTCCTAAATGAACAAACAAGGCTGGCTGGGCTGGGCTGGCTCGCACACCTTCACACCTGCCAAGGAACGAAGTTGGTTATCAGGTGGTGGGTGTGGTACAATCGTGAAATGAAAAACTCAAAGCCAGGTCTATACGCCAACATTAACGCCAGACGTAAGGCTGGCACTAGCCGTCCTAAATCTAAAAGCACCATCAGCCCCAAGGTGTGGCGCATGATGAAAGCCAAGAAGGGTGGGTTTGAATCACGATAGAGAGCAGTTGAAGGTAGCGCACAAGTTCATTGCCCTGCTTCAACGTGAGAATGCACAGTTGCATGGCGTGCTACGTTTGCTAGGTCAGTTGGTAGACGACATGAATGCCAACTGCTCCTATGAGGTCTTTGAGGTGCAATGGAACAGCCTTACCGAGCAGGTCAAGAGGCTGTCAGGCTTCTTTGAAAGCCACCAGAAGGCACTACAATCGCTCCACGATGCTTGCCCTGAGGCTTGGGATACAGATGAGGTAGATGATGACATGCGATAGCCTTGGTTATTTTTGGTATGTCTACAAAACAACATGCGCTGTTAACGGAAAGGTTTATGTTGGGGTTCACAAGGCCAAAAAAATACCAAATAACTACATAGGGTGCGGAGTTGTGTCTGATGTTTCGGCAAAAAGAAGAGCGTTAAAGATTAAATCGCCATTCGTGCAAGCAGTTGCAAAGTATAAATACGAAAACTTCAGTAAAGAAATACTAAAAACTTTTGACAATGCCAATGATGCATACAATATGGAGGCTCAGATTGTAAATGAAGAGTGGATAAGGTCTGGGAATTCCTACAATGTTGCTCTGGGTGGTCGAAAAGCTGGCAAGCCTAGCAAATACTCTCATTTATTTGCAAAATGGAAAAGCCTATATGAATCTGGGATGACCATGAAAGAAATAGCTAAAATAACTGGACTCAGTAGCCATGCTACAATTAGTATAAATTTAGACAATATCGTTACGAAAAGAAAAAAATACCTTATTGCAAACAAGGCAAGACAAATGAAATTATTTTGTATTGAGCTTGGCAAGCACTACAATTCGCAAAAAGATTTTTTGCTCGAAACATTTGGAGACTGCAAGTCAGTCGGTAATTTGTCTGTTGCAATAAAGAATGGACTCAAGTTTAGAGGTCTAACAGTGGTGAAAGCATAATGAAAGAATTGCCTTGCAATCGACCAGTTAGAACGCCAGGAGAATCAAAGAAATTTCGGGTACGCGCGTGCCAAGGCGGTGAGAGCAAGACCATCCGCTACGGCGATCCCAAGATGACCATCAAGAAGAGCAATCCAGACCGCAGGCGTAGCTTTAGGGCTAGGCATGGGTGTGATTCCAAGCCTCCCAGCAAGCTGACAGCGCGGTATTGGAGCTGCAAAAACTGGTAATATGCCAAAGGTAGCCAAAAATAAGGCTCTAAAACGCTCACAATCGAGCGGAAATGCCGTTTCTAAGCGTCTTTGTAGCAAGGCTGATGCCCGAGACCTTCCAGTGGTCAAATTTAAGGTTGAGGAGCTAGGAAACCGAGCCTGCTGTTGCAGGATTGGGCGTTAGACTGCCGTTTATACAGCCCTTACAGGCTATTTTTATATATCCCTATAGGGCTAACGCTCCCGCGAAAGGCTGCGCTACCGTTTGATAGTTGGCCTACCGTTTTCAGTACGCCACTTTTGCCAACGCTCCCGCTGTGCCTGCGCTACCGTTTGGTAATGCTCCCGCGAAAGCTTGCGAGCCTTGCAAGATCCTTTCACGCTCCCGCCTTTCTTACCTAAGCGCGAAAGGTAGGCCTTTATAATTTCGTCTTCTGTCATATTTTTATTTGCTCCTTATAGGTGGCTATGCTTCCGTTTGTAAAGACGGAATGCTTGCGCTGCCGTTTATAGGCAAGCGTGAAAAGCCGTAGGGGTTTGAACCCTTGGCTCGGTTGCTACGGAATTAAGCTATGCACAAAATCCGCGCACTCTTCTAATTGATTGAGCAATCCACGATCAATCGGGTGATTATCCGATCCAGTGTTTTTTCGGGCTGCATCGTCAATCAATTCAATCAACTTGTCAGTGATTTCAATTAAACTCATTTCGACCTCACTTCCTCAAATGTCCAAGGCTTATCCGTGCGAATCTTCTTCCCAAACTTAACGCGAAAGTGTTCGCCGTTTTCGTCTGTCCAAGTTTCGCCGTAATAATACTTGCCCATATCTTCTCGCCGTCCTGCCAAGTATGTCGCTTTTATTTTTCTTTTAATCATATCCTCTTTCTTTCTTTCATTCGCGCAATCAATAAGACTGCGCTGCCGTTTGGAGTGGGTAAACCTAGCGGTTTAATCCATCCTTTGCTTCTCCCGTGCTAAAGGAGAAGACAAGGCGGGACTACTTGCGCTTATTCTTAGGCCATACTAGCCATACAAAGGCGAGCAGCAGCCCGCCATGGAGCAGCCCCAAGGCGTATATTTGAGGGGAATTCAATTGCCTACCTCCTTTCTTATTACTGCGGACCATTCCATGCCTTCGCGAATTGACCAACGCAACGCGCTCCTCCAGGTCAAAAAGCGTGCCTGGAATTGCCCGATTGAATTGTAAACGGCGTAAGTTTTCACGATGTTATTGCCTCACTTGAATGTCTCCAATTGCCTGCGCTATCCTTCTCCCAAACACCAGCAGCGCGCCTAATGGATTCCCAGCAGCTTGCCAAGTTTTCAACTTGTCCGCCATATCCGCCCCAGCTCCAATAGAAGATCGGATATTTAGAGTCTTCCCAAACGCAATAATTGATACCCATAAACTTGCCGCTTTTTCCCCTCATGACTGCCCCCTTGCCATTGCTAATACTTTCTTTTTTGATCCACCGTGGGGAATAAATCCCACTATGACGGAACGATTAGCACGGGAGCAGAGTTTACACGTAGCGCATGTCACACCTTCGCGCGTTTGCGCGGGACATACGACAACTTTTCTCCCTTGTGGGGTTGTCACGTTTTCACCGTCCATCGTGGGAAGAATCGTGACAACGGGACCAACGTCGAGCGCGGCAAGCTCATCCGCATGGCTCAAACCGTTTGCGGATAGATTGACCGTAAACCCGCTACGGTTTGCGGCTTTAATCGCTTCACGGTTTGACCTTGTCGGGCCATCCTGCCGCTCCAATACGGGCTTATGCGTGTAGGTAAACCCACGCCTGCCCGTGTTAGCCTTGGCAAGTTGACCAAGTAGCACACCGTTGACCGTGTTATTATCTCCAGGCAAATCTCCAACTTGATTATGCCGCCATAATTGACCGACGGGAAGGCGTGCGATTGATTCGCAGAATCCCTCCCACGTTGTGCCACGGTCCGCGCCGTCAACCTTATTCCAATGCCATGACAACGGGCCGCCTTCGCCGTAGCAACCTTTTCCGCCGTTTGCCTTTTTGAGCGGGCAAGCATCCGGGCAAGTATTGCGGCCCGACGTTGAAACGGGAATTTTTCCCGTCTTTACGTTTCCGCTCTTCTTCGACAAGTGAACGATAGGTGGAGCGTTGCGGATCATGAGCGGCTCCACGTTTTTGTCTCAACTTGCGTTTTCCAATTGTTTCCACCGTCAAACGCGACTAGCACGCGATGGGGCCAAGCGTTTTCCTTCACCCATTCCATGACGTTCGACGCATGGTATGAGGTTGTCATATCGTGGAGGAATGATTCCAACCTGCTTTCATGAATTCTTCCAAACACTCGCGAATCTAATACTTCTTTAGTTTTATAGTCTTTAATCAATATTTTGACCGTAGTACTTCCAGGAAAATAAGCGTTTTCGCTTATCTTCGCCTGGATAATACCGCCCGTGCAGCATTCGCCTATCTTCCATGTTTTTGTTTTGTTCATAGTGTGTAGTTTCCTTTTTTTCTTTTATGCCTTGGGCAACTCGAATGAGTTTTCCCTCGACAAGTAGCAATCTAATGCAAGCGGATTGACTCATCAATACTTTCTTTTCGCTTTAGATAAGGTATAAGGGTGACTTATGGATGAAATAGGCGCAGCTCCAGGCGCGTTAGAATTGCCAAACGACAAGGCGAAAAACGGCAGGCCGACGCAATACGACGAAAAGCTAGGCGTGAAGATAATCGATGCGGTCCGGGCCGGGTTTACTTTAGAGCGCGCCGCTGAATATATCGGAATCAATCCAGGAACGGCGCAAGGTTGGGTTACAAAGCGTCAAGACTTTGGTCGACTCATAAAAAAGGCCCGGCGTGAACACGAAATGGGATTGCTTAGAAGTGTTGAACTAGCAGGGGAAAAGAGTTGGCAGGCGCGAGCCTGGATACTTGAGAGGACGCATGGATATGCGCAACCTAGTGCGCGGCTGAATGTTACGCAAGACGTTACGCACGGCATAAGCGGGAATCTCGCTCAACTTCTCGCGGGCATAGCAGGCAAAAAGAAAGCACAAGTGATTGACTGCAAAGATGTTACCCCCAAAACATTGCTACCAATTCGAGACAATAGCTATTGTGCGACAGATGATACACAAACTATTGTCACTACAACGCTAGAAAAATCTGGGAAGACTAGGCATAGAGCAATGCGAAGACGCAAGCCAAGGGCTGAGAGCTTGGCCAAGTACACCACCACGCCACCCGCCGATCCCCCAGCCCCCATTTAATACGCATAATCCCCGCCCCTTTAGGCTGGCGGGGGGCGCGGAGAGGGGGGGGTCCG